GAACAAATATTAAATGGAACATATGCTAAAAAAACCATTAAGCAAATTGACACAAAAGAACTAGAAGAGTTTATAAAAGGCAATTTCAAAGATAGTATAAAGGAATGGGAGGAATAAAATGAGATACACAAAAAAGATAACTAAAAATTATGGTTGTAAAATGAATGACTATATGTGGAAAGATAATAGTTATAATCATTCAAGATTAGGCATTGATAAGTTAGGTCAATTAGAAGATATCGAAGAAGGTTTGGGAATTGATTTAATTAAGTTATTAAGTGCCAAAAGTGTATATGTAATTGAAGTTGATAAAGTTTATGAAACTCAAACACCTTTAATTGATTTTGTTAATAAGCAAATAGTTTTAGCACATTACACTACTATTAACGAATATTATAATTTTGCTGATTATGGTAAGACTTGGGCGTTTACAAAGGAAGAATTGGAGAAGAAATAAAATGAAAGAAGTAAAATTTAATAACGAACAAATCTTAACACTTATTCATTCAATGCTTGGTGGAAATATCGAATGGTATGGCGAAACTAATCACGATAATGAAGCGGATGAGCGAATTCCACAAGTTGGAGATTTAATCTTTAATTTATTAGATGAGTTAGAAGACCCATTATTATCAAAATATTATGGACATATTGGTAATGGAAGTGCCGAGCAAATGAATAGAACGGCATTAAAAGAGTTTGAAAATTTAGAAGAAGAAGTGAAAAGAGTTAGAGAGGAATTAGATAGTCATAAGGAGAAATAAAATGAAAACAAAACAAGAAATTAAAGATTGGTTGTTGGGGAATTGTGTAGATGAAAATGGTGATTTAGTAATTTGTGATATCGATTTAAGCGATTTTAAAGGCAATGTCATATTGAGTGGTTGGGAAGTTGGTGGGTGCGCAGACTTATCTTCTTGGGAGGTAAAAGGAGATTTATACCAAAGTTGTCAAAAAGTTAATGGAGATTTGTACCAACATTGTCAAAAAGTTAATGGAGATTTGTACCAAAGTTGTCAAAAAGTTAATGGAGATTTGTACCAAAGTTGTCAATCAGCAAAAAATTTGTACCAACATTGTCAAAATGTTAGTAAAGATTTGGTTTCGCAAAAACTGAAAGAAGATGAGGAATGGGCAGACTTTCAAGGAAGCAATTGCGCTGTAATTCGTGCTAAAAAGTTAAAAGAAATTAGTCTAGATGAGTTAGCCGAAATGGGCTATAAATTAAAGGAGAAATAAAATGACATTACTAGATTTACAAGAAGTTTTAGGAAATAGAATAGAAGTTTGTAAGTGTGGAGAAAACACTAAACAAGAAACTGAGAAATCTATGGTTATATTATCTATCGCAAAGCAAATGATTAATAACGCAAATGTTATATTAAGAACTGATAAATTAAGCCATAGAATGGATCGTTGTAATTATATTACTGGAGAAATTAAAGAATGTTCACCTACACCACAGAAATGAACGAGTATTTAAAATCTAATATTAATGGTATTGGTTTTAAGGAACTAGCAAGTAGGTTTAATGCAAAGTTTAATTGCGACAAGAGTATTGGTCAATTAACTAGCCATTGCCACCAAGAACTTAAATGCCATACAAAATATTATCCTAATTATGATAGAAAAGAGTTAGTCGGTAGTGTTATGTATCACAACGGCGTAAAGTATATAAAAGTTAGCACTAAAAGGCTTGATTACAAAAGTATTGCAACTTATATGTATGAAAAACTTACTGGGGAAGTTGTTCCTAAAAATTATTATGTCTTCTTCATAGATGGAAATAAAGAAAATTATGCAATTGACAATATGGTTGTATTAAAGAAGCAACAAATTATTGAAATGGGTGCAAAAGGTTGGTTAGATAATGATAATGTTGTGTTTAGGAAGACTTGCGTAGATTACTTTAAGTTAAAGGAGCAAATAATATGGATAAAATAATCAAGGAACAAGGTAGTGTAGTTCATTTTAGAAAAGATGGAACAATTGTAAATTGTCCAAAACTAGATGAAGAATTAGCAAAAATGGGATTTAAACATTTATTCTTAACTGGTAATAATGTGTTTTCACAAAAAATTAGTTTTGACGATTATATATTTATGAATATTGAGTTAGATAAATATCATATTCGTATTGTAGATAGTTATATTACATTAACAAAAGATATATCAACGCAAGATTATATTAATAATATCCAAGTTGCTTATACACAATTAAGGTTGATTGTAGATAGAATGGAAAAGGAAAGCGAGTTAGCAAAATGACACTAATAAGAGATAATTTGTCGAGTGAAGAAGTGTTAGCTACTATTGTTAAACTAAAAAAGGAATATATCATTACCCACAAGACAACAAAAGCAAATGCTTGTCAAGAAGTCTATGATGATATTCTTAAATTGATCTTATGCGAAAAGTAGCAATGTTTATATTCGGAATTGCGTTAATTGTAATTCCACTTGTAGTTGTGATTATTATGTTTGCCACACATTATGATTTTTCAAAGTTAGTTTGGTGGATAAGCATTTATGTAAGTTTAGCATCAATAATTAGTGGTGTGATTATATTAGAAAGAGCAATAAATGGGGGAGAAGATTAAATGAAAAATTATTTAAAAACATTTGTAAAAAAGAAGAAAATAAGCAACAAAGATTTGGCAAGATTATTTAATATCAGAGTTCCGTTTGTGTGGCGTGTAATTAATGGCAAGAAACCATGCCCACTATATTGGATTAATGAACTTGCTTGTGTGTATAGTCTTGATAAAAAAGAAACATACAAGTTGCTATTAAATGTGATTAAGTATAATGCCTATCTAGATTATAAACACAAAGACTTTAATAACATTTATGTAAAGGAGTATTTCAAATGAAGAAGAAATGGAGCAAAAGTATGGAAATAAATAAAATATATGCAAGGTGGCAACTTTGGTTGTCCTAAAATGTTGCTTTACCAATACTCAAATGATTTTAAAATAAAATTGTCTAGTCAATGTTGCAATGAACTTAAAAAGAAACCTATTCACAAATGGCAACGAGAAAATCATAAAAGTATTGCGATATTAGGTTTAAAGCAAGATGAAGGTGGGCAAAGAAGAAATCATAAAGGTTGTGTGGTGTTTGATAAAGACCACAATATTACAAAGTTTAAACCTTTAACCCCTGTGTCTAGTGAGTGGGAAGAGTGGTTTATAAAAAAGTATAATGTAAGTTTATGTGAGTTATATTATGTGCCTTATAACTTTAAAAGAAGTGGTTGTAAAGGTTGCCCTTACGCTCTTAACTTACAAGAACAATTAAACATTATGGAGAAGTATCTACCACTTGAAAAGAAGCAATGCGAGTTGATTTGGAAACCTATATATGATGAGTATAGGAGATTAGGTTATAGACTTAAAAAGAATGAGCATTTGAAAGGAGAATAAATGATTTATAAAATATTTTTGTGGCTTAATATTGCCCTTGTCGTGCCAATTCCACTCGTAGCGATACTACTTGCATATTTAGCCTTTGTGTGGCTACTTGCGATATGGGTTGTAGAATTAGTTGTTTATTTAACAAGAAAATTGGATATAATGTTCGTAAAGATGATTTAAGTTATAGAGAGGAAAATATTATGAAGGAGAAACATATGGGAGAAGAGAATATATTTATAAAAGAGATTTGCGAAGCTCAAGACAAGTTGTTTATGACTAATGTAGAGTTCGCAAACTACTTGGGAATAACTGCCCCAACACTTATAAGTGTTAAAAAAGGTAAACCAATATTTGCTAAAACAGCTCGTAAGATTTGTGAGAAATTAAACATCACAAACAAAAAAGTTATTGCGAATATTAGTATAAAGTATTATAGTTAAATTACACAAAAAAAGGAGAGCATAAAATATGCCAATTAAAAAACCAAACGAGTTAGACTTCTCAAACAAAAAGTATGAGATTATTATTGCGGGACTTCCGGGACTAGGAAAATCTACACTAGCACAAAGTGCCCCACGACCACTACTTGTCGACCTTGACAAAGGTATCGATAGAGTAGATGCCGAGTTTAGAAGAGATACTATGGTTGTTAATGATTATGCGAGTTTATTACAAGAACTCAAAACTGATGACCTTACCGCCTATGACACGCTTATCATTGATACGGGCGGAGTGCTTGTCGACTTTATGAAAGACTACGCTATTGCCGATAACTCAAAGAACGCCAAAAATGATGGCACGCTTGCTTTGTGTGGTTATGGGTATGTCAATAAGTTGTTTAATGACTTCCACACTTTATTAAAAAGCCTTAATAAGAACATTGTGTGGTGCTTCCACGCAAAAGAAGTAAGTGAAGATGATATTCTTAAATTAAGACTTGATGTAGAAGGGAAAACAAAGGACACTATTTGGCGTAGTGTTGATATTGGTGGGTTCATTGAAATGAAAGGCAAAGATAGATTATTAACTTTTTGCCCTTGCCAAAAGTTTTATGCCAAACAAACACATGGCGTTGCTGATAGTTATATCTTACCTGATATTCATAGCACTCATAAAAACACATTCTTAACTGACCTTATTAGCCACATTACAAACACACTTAATAGCGAAGTTAAGAGTGCTAGTAAAGACAAAGAAGAATATGAATACACTATGAATGAATTACGCCCACGCATCGACAAAGCACAAAACGAGAACGACATTAACGATTTATTATTTACATTCAAAAACACGAAGTTTGTGCTTACAAGTGAAGTAGAATTAAAAGCATTATTCTCAAAAAAGATTAAAGACCTTGATTTAAAATACAATAAGGAATTAGGTGCTTATGAAAAATCGATACCTGATAACGCCAACACTTCTAAATAATTGGCAATATCTTGTAAGCAGTGAAGGAGACTACGCAAGGCAACTCGAAGATTTTAAAACATTGCTCTTGCGTGCTCCTTCTACACCTACACAAGCCATGATAGAAGGCAATTTATTTGAAGATAATGTTTGTAGTGGCAAGGACAAAGAATTAAGCCCTATTGTAAAAGGTGGAGTGTTCCAAGTGCCTTGTAAGAAAGAGATTTACATTAAAGAAATAAATATGTATTTCTTGTTATATGGTAGAATTGATGTTTGTAAGTGTGGGCATATTTATGATATTAAACACACAAGACAATATGAAAACCCAAAGTTTTACAATTCCTACCAACACAAGATTTACCTTGTTTGTGTTCCTAATGCTACTGACTTTACCTACATTGGCAAAGACATTGCCATAGAGAGAGGCGATAAAGAAGGCGACAATTCATACTTTGAAGAAAAGTATGTAAGAAAACCTTATTACGAACACGAAATAAAAATAGGAATAATTAATATGATCGCATTCCTTAAACGCACTAATATGCTAGATACATATTTAGACAAATGGAAAGCGAATAAAAATGGCTAGCGCCAAAAGAAAGGGATAATATGGAAAATTATTTAGATATGACTGGTGCCGAAAAAGAAGGCACTGAATTCTCAAAAATTGAAGATGGAGAGTATGAAGTAGAAATTGATAGTGCTCTTGAAGGCGAGATTCCTACAACACATACACCAAAACTAAAAGTAGTATATACTATAAGAAGTGATATAGACCAAAACTTTAAAGGGAGAAAGATATTCGAAGATTGGTTTAAGAATAAAGCAACTAATGACTACAATAAAAAAAGACTTAAACAAATTATTTTAGCAACAGGAAGAGCAGAGCCAAATCAAGTCTTTCACAATTTACAAGAGATATTAGATTTTCTTGTAGGCAAACAAGTTATCGTAGTTGTAAAGAATGAAGATGATAGTTGGAATGGACAAACTCGTACAAGACTTAATGTTAAGTATTGGAAAGAGAGTCAACATAAACCAACAACAATAACACAAGATAATGAAAAAGTAGATGATGTACCTGATAGCGATTTACCATTTTAATTATATAGATAGGAGTAGATAATATGGAAGAAACGACTAATTTATTGACAACTTTACATAGAACCAAAACTTCCATAGATACAAACTATGAGTATTTAAGGATGTGGCTTGAAAAAAACGACCTTATCAACTCGAAGCACTTTGTTTGTTGGGTCACTGGGAAAATTCCTATCAACATTTATACTGGTGGCGGAGCGCAAAGCAACAACCCACAGTCGTGGGCGACATTTGATGAGTGTGTTGCCTATAAGAACACTCATTCCACTATATTGGGCGTTGGAATTATGCTAGGGCCTGATGAGACAGGGCGACAAATTATAGGTATAGACATTGACCATGTCGTTGCCAACAAATTGCTTGATACTATGGACTTTGTATTAAAAAGCATTGAAGGTTATAGTGAAATATCACAAAGTGGTGATGGAGTCCATGTCATTACATTTGGTAGTGTGCCTAATGGAGCAAGGAAAAAAGGTGGTTTGGAGATATATGATAATCTTCGCTATATTGCTCTTACTGGCACAAGAGTTTACGCAGAAACAAGTGTCTCAAAAGTAAATGATCAAACCGAAAAAATTAAAAAAGTTTACGACAAATACTTTGGTGAATCATTGAGAATGAAAGATGTTGATGATATTGAAAACCCCACTTATATGGTGGCGAAGAAGTTTATTAGAAAAAGCAACTTAATGGCTGAAGAGATAATTGAGAAAGCAACCAAAAGCACTGGTGGGGCAAAGTTTGATGCCTTATATCACGGCAGTTGGGAAGATAATTATCAAAGTCAAAGCGAAGCTGATATGGCGTTTTGTTGTATGTTGGCATTTTGGACACAAAAGAACGCTGGACTTATGGATGATATATTCCGCCAAAGCGGTTTAATGCGTGAGAAGTGGGACAGAAAAGAACGAGACACTACTTATGGGCAAATGACTATCAATAGTGCCATAAGTAAGTGTGGTGTTGTGTATAATTCGGCATTTGACTTATCTCCAGCAAACAACGAAATAGTCTTACAAGATACAAGTAGCATGCTTGACAGTCATAAGTTTCTTAATGTGGGGAAGAGTGTTAATGAAGAAGGTGAAGTTGTAGACTTCGACTTAAACGACACAGGAAACGCAAGGCGTTTTTGTACCTACTACAATGACATTGTTAAGTATAATAGTGATAGTTGTACATTTATGGTATGGAACAAGCAAAAATGGGTTCTTGACAAAAAAGAAGGCATAGCAGTGAAACCTATATTCGATAATTTCATAGATAATATGAAGAATGATATGGTTCACGAACAAGACAAAGATGTAAAAAAATTAAAGTTAAGAAACCTCGAGCGACTATATAGCCATGCTGGGAAGACAGCAGTCCTTGCGGAGTGTGGGCACCAAACAAATATGCCTACCTGCTTTGATGATTACGACACAAATGAGTTTTACTTCAATACGCCTGATGGTGTGCTTGATATTAAAAATCACACAAAAATACCAACAAATAAAAATCTAATGCAGAGTCAAATAAGTGGCACAATTTGTAGTGATATTCCCACTCCACGCTGGGACAAGTTCCTAAAAGATACATTTGTATCGCAGGAGACAATAGACTTTATTCAAATGGCGTTAGGGCAAACTCTTATTGGCAACAACAAAGAGCAAAAGTTCTTTATGCTTTATGGCAATGGAGCAAACGGGAAAAGTGTTTTCCTTGACTTGATGCAGATGATATTTGGCGACTATGCTAAAAAAGTAAAAATGGCAGTTTTTACAAGTGAGAAAATTGCCGATAACGCTGAAAGGGTATTTGCCACATTACAAAAGACAAGACTTCTCATTGCTAACGAAATCAAAGAAGGCAAAGCATTTGAAGCAGGGCTTTTAAAAGATATTACAGGTGGCGGACATATACAAGGTCGATACCTATATGGAGAAATATTTGAGTTTGAGCCAAAGTTCACTTTGTGGATGGCAGTCAACTCAAAACCATATGTAAACGATGAGAGCGATGGATTTTGGCGAAGAAGTGTTCTCATTGAGTGCCCTAATAAAATAGAAGGAAAAGACATTGATATAAACCTCATCGACAAACTTATGAAAGAAGCACCGGGCATATTAAATTGGGTGTTTGTCGGAGCAACAAAGGTATTAAACGAAGGCTTGAAACTTACTGAAAAAATGAAAAACGATGTTGTCGACTACCAATTAGAAATGAGTGCTATTGAGCGTTTCATTGAAGACAAGGTTGATCTTGTCCCCGGAAAGACTACTCGTGCTTGTGAGCTCTATAATGCTTACTATAGGTGGGCGAAGAGAGACAACACACCACCCATCAACGCAAACTCATTCGCTAGAAAAATGTCAGCGAAGTTTACAAAAATTAGAAAGAGTGATGGAGTGTATTATGTAAATTGTGATTTAAAAATAGGAGATTACTTAAATGGCTACTAAAAATAAACACAATACAATAAAAGAAGAAATGGCAAAGCAACAAGCCTATGAAGAAAAGCAACAACGCATTAAAAAAGAAATAAAATCTAAACCACACCACTTTTGGGGATTATTGTGGTATTACATTAAAAAACCATTTGTATGGATTTTTGATAACATTAAAGATTGGCGAACAGCGATAATATTCTTGATAATATTCTTATTAGTTTCAAGTGAAGTATGGGTCTCCTATTTATTGGCATTTATTAGTTGGGGAACAACATTTAGCAAAACGATGTTAGGAGTTGCTAGTGCGTGTTGGGCGTGGTGGCTTTTACCTGTTGGAAGTCCATTTATGCTGATATGTATCTCATTAACAATATTAGTTAAAGGCGTATTTAATAAAATTAGATTTAAAAATTATAAGAAAAAGGAGCAACAAGATGAGCAACAAAAAAATAGGAAATAGTGTTGAGCAACAAGCACTTGAATATTTACAAAGTTTAGGCTTCTGGACTCATTTGCTTGTGGGGAATGCTAATGGGCAACCATTTGATATAATTGCCTTAAAGGGCGACAAGGCATTTTGCCTAGATGTAAAAAATGTAGACTACAAAAGCAATATATTCCCATATAGTCGTATTGAAGAGAATCAAAAATATTCAATGGAAGAATTAAGTAAGGTATCTAGTGCTATTAGTGGTTTCATTATTTACCACAACGAAAAGTTCTATATGCTTTACTACACTTCAATTAAAACTAGCAAACTATTTGGGGCAAAAAGCACTAATGTAAATGTATTGCCATTATTAAAGGATGCTTTAATATCATGTTTGCAAGAGTAAGCAATAAATTATACATAACAAGCCCTACATTACCTGTTATTAGTTTTTGTAAGAAAGAACTCGTTGTTGCTAACCCTACATATATTACTGCTTTACGCCTTGGCAAGAACACACGCTGGACACCCCACACACTCTCCCTATACGAGATAGTAGGCGACACATATGTATTACCATTTGGATGCTTGAAGAAAGTATGGGACTTGTTTCCAGTAGCAAGTGCTTATAGTTGCGATATTAAGCCCTTGGTAAGAAATAATTTACAGGGAAGTATAAAACTCTACCCATACCAACAAAACGCCTTAAACTCAATGCTAGAAGCAAAAAATGGCATTCTCGTTGCCCCTTGTGGAAGTGGGAAGACTGAAATAGGTATTGCCCTTATTAAGGCCATTGGTGGCAGGGCATTATGGCTTACACACACCAGCGACCTATTGCGACAAAGCAAAGAACGAGCCGAAAAGTATTATAAAGGCGATTATGGGGCAATTACGGAGGGGGAAGTTCATATTGGGAAAGACATTACATTTGCTACTGTTCAAACAATGTCTAAACTTGACCTTACTTCTTATAAAGATATGTTTAGTGTGATTATAACTGATGAATGCCATAGGGTGGCGGGCTGCCCCAACAAAGTTATGATGTTTTACAAGGTATTAAGTTCCTTGTCGGCACGATATAAGTATGGGCTAACTGCCACAGAGCATAGAGCTGACAACTTAATGGTGTGTGTCTACTCAATTATAGGTGATACCATATATGAGATACAAGATAACGAATGTAATACATTAACTCCTACTTATACTCCACTTATGGTAGAGACAAAAATTGATCAAGTGGTTGTAGGTGAAGACATAATCACCCACGCACCATTAACTAAACTTCCTTATCTCGACACCGATGGCACAATTAACTATGCGAAACTTATAAGTGCGTTGAGCAATAACTTTGAGCGAAACAAGTATATAGCAAACCTTGCTAACACTTGCGGAGGGCATATATTAATATTATGTAATCTAATTTCGCAAGTAGAGGCCCTTGTAGGTTTAATTAATGGGGCGGTCGAGTTAATAGGCAAGACACCTAAAAAAGTGCGAGAGCAAGTGCTTAAGGGCGATTATAAGTGTATCGTCGCCACCTACTCATTAGCAAAGGAAGGGCTTGACAAACCTATACTTGACACTCTTATACTTGCTAGCCCACAAAAAGACTACACAATAGTGAAACAAAGTATAGGGCGTATAAGAAGACCTTGTAGTGGGAAAGATAGATGTGTTGTATATGACATAGTCGATAATAACATTGGCTATTGTTTAGGAGCATTTAAAAAAAGGAGAAAGATTATAAATGACAATTAATGAAAGAATAAGAAAAGCGAGACAAGCACACTTATTAACACAACAAGAAGTTGCTGATCTCGCTTGTTTAGACATTGCGACTGTTAATCGTATTGAGCATAATAAGGCACATTGCCCAAGGTCGATTAAAAAAGTTTGTGATGTATTAGGTATTAAATATGACAAATAAAGATTTCTTTTTATTCAATAAAAACAAGTATTCAGTAGATGACAAAAAGAACAATTTTTCACAATATGACTTAAATAGAGTTTGTGAAGATATTACTCTTATAAAAAGTTATCGTATTCCTAAACTAAAAACAAAAATTAGTTATGGAACGATAGGTGATAAGCATTGTTTCTTGGTCGTTTGCTCTACTGAATTCAATAGTGATAAGCAGCATGTTTACATAGAAATGCGAGACATATTAGACTTAAAAGATGTTGAGAAAATATGCTACATAATTTATGAAACATACAAAGCAAACATTAATAACCGCACAAAAGAAAAGCACTCCGCCTAGGAGTGCCTTTTTTTTATTCTTTTTTTTGTTCTTTTAAGACTTCAGCAAGTTGTCCCGCCTCTATCATTTTGAGCCAACGCGAGTGTTTCTCTTCTTCTTTAATAATAAAGCCAAACGCCTTGTTATAAGGCTCACGATCATTATCGTTAATTACTTTTAAAACATTTTGATAGCCAGTTATT